ACAACCCTTACTACCTTCCGATTGACTTTATCAATGCTGGCCCGACCCTTGAGATTACGCCAGAGAGTGAGGCGTTGTTCTACGAGAACGTATCCCTGCGTCCAAAGCAGGCGGCTAACACAATCAAGCGTGTGGATTATACGAAGTTGCCATTGGACAAATCGAACAAGCCAAAGGAAATTCAATTCAATCTACGCAAGGGAACCTATGACTCCCTGTCCGAGCAGATCAATGCGGCTTATACCAGCGAGGCTTGGCAGAAGATCTTTTCGTTTATGAAAACCCCAGAGGCCCAGATTGCCTTGGGTGGTGGAGCCAATCGCGACTTCATGGTCGAGCGTCTCAACCGTCTTCGCATTTCCCGTATGCGTCGAGGCTCAATGAACAACGGGGCCATGGCTAAATTTGCCGACTCACTATCTACAATCTCAAGGAAGCTTGGCGTTGGCATTGCATTGGGTGGCGTGTATCAGGTGTTCAAACAATCACCCGATCAGTTGATCTCGGCAATTGGAACAACGGGTCGCCCAGACCTTCTTTCCGAATCAATCACAACAATCGGCAAGGCAAAGTCCATTCTTAACAAGTTCTCCATTGGTCGCCGTGGAGATGCGTCTGCTGGTTACAAATACATCAACCAAATGGAAGGCGCACAGAATCGTCTTGAGCGGGCGTTTACCGAAAGCAGATGGTCTGAGGTCAAGGAAAATGCATCCAAGATTGCAGATGTGTGGATGGTAGCCCTGAAGAAAACCGACTTCGCTTGTGCTGCCGCCGCATGGATGACCTACTACAGAGCGGATCTGGATAAAAAAGGAATCAAATTTGAGGGGTGGGATCGTGAGGCACAACTTGTGGACACCGATCCAACAAGGCAGGATGCCGCATCTTATGCCGAGAACATGACCGACATTTACCAAGGATCAAGCGATCCAACCAAGATGGCCACATTCGCGCAAAGCGGAAAGTCTGGTTGGGAGAATCTCTTCAAAGCAATCTTTGTTCCGTTTAACTCATTTGCCGTTCAACAACGCATGAGGATCTACTCAGATGCTAGGGATGCATTCACGCAATCTGGTGAAGCTGGAAAGGCTGGAGCCGCTGGCCTGACTGCCACTATTGGAGGTATGCTTGCCTTCCATACTGTCCGCAGACTCATGCTTCCGGTTATAACTGGCGCTGGAGCCGCCACTCTCTACGCTTTGCTTGGTGTTGATATGGACGAGCCAGACGAGGAGAAGCAGAAGGAAGAGGCCAACAAACTATGGCGTCAGTTCCAAGGCGAGGTTATTGCCAATATGCTGGTTGGCGGCGCTCCGCAATTTGTCGAGGCGAAACTGATCGACTCAATCAACTATGCCAACTACATGGTTTCGCTCCAGCTTGAAAGCGACGATGTAATTGATGACAAGGGAGAGATCATGTCATTTGACAAATATCAAAAGGAACGCTCACCTCTGTGGCGCTATCGTTCGTTTGACAATGCCATGACATTGGGAATGCTGGACATTGGATTGGGACAAGCCGAGAAGGCCGCGATGCAGACTAAGATGCTCGCGACCCCTGAAGAGATGGAGAAATACACCCCAGAGGAGCAGAGATTGTTGTGGTTTTCTGCACTATCCGAGTGGATGTATCTCATGCGATTGAACGATGCTGACTTCGCCCGCATGGTCACGAAGGCCCGCAAGGATATGGTAAGTGCGGTAAAAGATCGCGAGAAAAGAATCCAAGCAATCCGTAGCGGGCGTTAAATGAAGCGCGGGTTTTCGTTTGAAAAAAATGTAGGACTCGGAAACCAGCTAGTAGTTCTATACCATATATTTAATACCAATCCAGAGGTTGATGATCTTTACTTCCCGCATATGGATGGTTATCGCAATTACTTTAATTGCGATAAGTTCCGATGTGGAGAATACTATCATAAAAATATTGATAAATTCTTGTCCATTCAATGGGATGAAACCAAAGATGCTGGTAATCTGTTGAAATTTAACGAACTAAATTTAAAACAAGAATACCAAGATAAGATAAAATCAATGGTGTATAACTTTGGAAATCGGGATTTGGTAGCCGTGCATATACGCCACGGGGACTATGACCATTGGAATGATGGTAAGTTCTACTTCACAAAAGAACAATACATGGACAAGACAAAACAAGCCATTGAATCGTGGGGTCTGGAAGATCCAGCAATTGTGGTTTTCTCCAATGACCGCAAGGACGGATGTGATGTTTCTTGGGATCTAACTGGAGGAGATCCGGTTCTTGATCTATTCTTAATGTCACACTTCAATTACTTTGTTAGAACATTCTCCACATTTTCTGGAGTGGCTTCTAGACTTAGCCAGAATCGCGGATTATTCAAAGGAGAGGTTGTCCTACAATAGCCCCCGCATTCTAGCCTCATCCAACTCCTCTTGAGTCCACTGCTGGGCATACCATACTTGAGATTCCCAAGGTAACGGGCGCATTCGATCAACACCGAAAGAAAGCCTTCCATAGCGGTCTGGACTATTCTCCTCCAACTTGACGAACTTGTCCTCTGGAAGCATGTCTTTGTCATGGGGAAGGAATAGGTAGCCTCGCAAGAAATCCAGAATGAAACTATGGCGGATAAGAAAGGTTGACTGGGCGCAAGCCATCCAAGGGGAAGCGTCCATCTTGGCCCCGAAGACCATGCCCTTGCCTCCGATATCATCGTACATCTTTTTGGGAACAGGTCCGAACCACAGGCAATCCGCCTCTTTGTAGATGAAATCTTTGCCACAGTTGTAGGCAATCATAGCCAGAGCACAGACAGACGCTGACCATCCGCACAGTCCTTCGCGATTTTCCTTAATCAGATCTCCAACGTGACCTACATTGTGATTGCACAGGATATGATTGGATGCTGGAACATTCCTAACTGTTGAGATAATATGGTAGTCATTGGTATATTTCTCTGTGTTAGCCATCCAGATATCGTAAAAAGACCGATCCCAATCAGATCGGTAATGGTAGCCCGAACCAATGATGTAATTCATTTTTTTCGGAATACAGATACTGTCGGCTTCACCCATCTTGCGGTAGCGATGGATCTCAGATGCATGGAGTATTCCTGCATCCACTGGTATCCCCAGAATTCAAAGATATCATTCCAGTAGGATTGCGGCTGGCAATTGACATGGTGATGCCCTCCGTCACTCCATTGAGGTTCCGAATAGGTCATTGCAACAATCGACGCACAGCTAAATGTTGTCATGTAGTTGCTGATGTATTGAGCTTCGACGTGTTCGACAAACTCACAAGACCAAGCAATATCGAAATAGGATTCAACTTTATACGGCCCCTTGGTGAAGTCATGGAGAACGATGCGATCCTTGACTGGGCTGTTTTCCAGTGCTTTCGGTGAACCTTCAATTCCGATAGCATCAATCCCGTTATCCGCAAACCACTTGATGGCATGGCCCTCGCCGCATCCGATATCAATCAAATTTCTGGGTTTGAATGTATTGATCAACTCCGACCATACAACTGAATCGAATGTGTCGGGATCGCCCCCTTGTATAAAGCCTCCGAGATGGCCGTCTTGAACAAGCATTGCTACTTCACTGCCTCCATGATGATTGTTTCTATTTTATTATTGTGATCTCCGATGACTTTTCCGTGGCCTTCTAATGCGCTGAAGTCACATCCCGCAATCCTTTGTTCATCAAAACCAGCAGCGTATAGACAGGCATCCAGAATAGGATAGTTCCAAGCTGAAAGATGCCCATGATCTAGCAGGATAGATCGCACTGCCCCGCGTTTTGTTCCGTCCCCGAATCCAGACTGTCCATGCCATTTCAGGTAGGGTTCATCTGCCAAATCAAAAATCTTGTCTACGCTTGGAACCGCAATCCGAATAGTTGATCCAATTTTTAGCACACGATAAGCTTCCATGAAAAACCTTACAACATCTGGAGTTGTAAGGTGCTCGCAAACATGCTCCGCAAATATCATATCAATTGAATTGTCCTCGTATGGGAGGGGTTTACTTATGTCCAAATCTGAATCATGGTTCTCCCAGCCTTGTAGAATATTTCCCCCGCAACCTAGATTTAATTTCCTCATACGATTAATGACTTAAATATTCTTTCATTCCATTTTGAAGATGGCATTTCCATGGAGTTGATCCAACTTGATGGATGGTCTGGATGGATCAGAATCCCTTCATTCGGGATTTCGGCAGGATAGCGGTCTTCAATGAAGTTGTCCATAGTGGAAACCCATCCGAATTGTTTCCTGATCCAAGCGGCTATAGCTAGATCAAACCAAGGGGAAGCCACAGCACAATCGGGGAAGTGATAGAGTCGGTCAACCAACCAATCCCAGCGGAAGGCGAATAGCTCTCTGCCCATATGAGTGGGGTCTCTGCGAACCCCGACCGCCCCGAATTTCATCACATGGTCTTTGACTAAATCCAGATTAAGAATTTGCACATCATCGTTAGTCCATATGATGATGTCTCGTCCTTGGCTAAACTTGACTGCTTTAGTCAACATCTCCTTCAGCATGGGTAGAGGACGGGGATCTCCGATAGACCGAGCGTCCCGCTCAATGTGTCTGGTGGTGAGATTCAAATCAAACGCCTCTTCTTGGCTCTTAAATGCCTCTATATGGCGTTTTTCCATGCCAAACCTATCGACAATCCCGACAATAGACCCAGTTGGTAGCAGGGTTTTCTCGACCTCGTCACAGACCTGATCCACTTGGAAGTCGAAGTATCGGAAGGTTGAGGTAGCTGTTGTTGGACTTGGACTACCATGCCAACCATTGTTGACTAGAGCTATTACTGGACACTTGGCCCCATTGGCCAGCCAGAGAGTAGCGGTATCGATAGTGACTAGGCATGACGCCGCATCCAGAATACCCAAGATATCAAAGAACCTCTCGGCCCGAATCTTGGACAGATCCACGATCTTGTAATCGGGAAATCTGGATTGCAACTTGTCTATCAGTTGCTGGCCTTGGGTAAACGGGGAGCTTACTCCATGGGTAGAGACCGCAATGAATGGTTGTTTTTCAATTAGCTTTTGTTCTCGTTCTGGATCACGCTGATCAAATACCAACGGGGCCATCCTCCAAAGATCCCGAACCCCGCACAACCTGTATCCTTCGATAGCATAGTTTTCCTCTAGCCTGCGAGTGTCAGGATTCCGGTGGACTTGAGCTACCCGAACGTCAGGAAGCCCCTGACAAAGCCCGATAACATTGGTCAACTCATCTTGGGTTCCTGAATACTTCTTAACATCGCAGTAGGAGACCCCTTCCAGAAGATCCGCAAACTCATTGGCAACCACAAAACAGTCTCTTCCTCCCATCAAGTTGGAGGCGTAGGCTATGGGTAGCTGGGAGATGATGTCCCCGTAGCGTCCAAGTGAGATGATGGTCATAAATAAAAAGGGAGAGAGAATCGCTCCTCTCTCCCCATGGTCTAGCTGTTAATGGCTAGAATTGCAAGGGTGTTGGATTGCTATACATCTCCTCGACTTTAGGGAGGACATGGATGGGTTCCTTGCGCTTGCGCGGTGTTTCGATTGCGGTCACTGCTGCGACAAATGCCGACAGAGCGACCATCATTGCTGCGTATTTATACCAGTTCATTTCTTTCTGTATTTGGTGGTTTGGTCGATGTTGTAGAAGATGATGTATCCGAAGACTACAATAAACAACAGGTAGAACAGGAGATCAATCATACTTTGGATAGGTCTTTGGCATCGAATAACTCTCCATCATCTCGGAAGTGGTGGAGGAGCTTGCCCATGAGTTGGTCTGGAATATTGGCTCTTATTCGGATGAAGAACCTTTGTTCCAGTTCGATTATCTCCCGAATGGTCATGGTCAACTCAATCGTGTTTGAGTCGTTCCAGATGGCGACATTACCATTGTCGGCGTCGAGAGCACTTTGTGTTATGTGGTGGTGGATCATTTGTGTTTGTTTGAAAGCCATAAGGCCAGTTGTTGGTTGGCTTGCAGGCGATCCAGAAACGAGGCTTGATTAAGCCACACTATCTGCAACGCCAGAAGCGAAGGTTGTTTCTTCTGAAATAATTTACGAATGAGATTAAACATAGAGGCTCTCCTGACGTTCGCATTCTTCTTTGATGGCCGCGAGATCCTCTGCATAGGGTCTGCACCCCAGATGGATGCAAGCATCCCTCACTTGTGCATCTCCGTATTCCTGACAGAGGTTGAACAGGGGAAGGGAGGTGAAGGTCTTGCCTCCAAGCTTTATCCCCTCCCAGAACTCGTAGTGGGTATTCCCACAGGCGTCAGTCCACATTGGCGACCTCCGTGTTGACTACCATGCGGTAGGCTTTGATTGCTTCTCGTATGTCATCCCTTCTCCATCCCCGAACAGTCGGGAATTGGCTTTGGTTGCGGGCTTTGAACCCCTCCCTGACAGCGCGGCGCAGCACCCCGTCCATCAGCATTAGGTTGCTCAAGTTAGGTTTGAACGATTGTATTTTTGTTTTCATTGTGAGATTTCCCCTCTGACGTTGAACATTTTAATCATTTTTCGGGCGAGCTTGGCGCGGGCCTTGATGTCAGGGCGAAACAGCGGATCATTGATCCAGCGTCTCTGCTCTAAATTGCGACCCCGTAGAGCCAGCAAAATGGTGAATATTTCCCTTTCGGTTAGTTGTATGGTTTTCATGGTGGTATTTAGTCTGACAGTGTGGTAAGTGGTTCGTTCAATGAAAAATAGCAGTTGGTCTATCCACGATTTTCCTCCAGAAGAAGGAGAGGTTCCCGCTCCAGTCGCAGAAAAAGAATTCAAAATCGTCCTCACCTCGAAAGAGTTGGAGGCGAGGCGTTTTGCCGCGATTCGCAACAGAAGGAACCGAAATAGCTGGAGAGACAGATTGAGAAATAAGAAATAGTCGATTCATTTCAGCCTCCAGAACATCATCGTCGGTTTACCCTTCCCCCTTGTCACCAGTCTCGTCGCAAACCTCTTTCCGCTGGTATGTCCGTAATTGTGCGCCCGTCTCCTCAACAGGGCTAGGTTGTCCCTCTCCATCGAGGGCCAAGTGAACGACTCCCCGACCTCCAGTTTTGAAAGGAGAACCATCAGTGGGTGGGCAGCGCGATTCCTCCCGCCCCATGTCGGGACGAGAGGAGTCTCGCTGTCTACTGTGACTGCGATTCGGCGTTTCACAGGTTATCGACGAGCTTCTGGAACCAGTCTTTGGGTAGTTGGTAGGCGACATAGCCGTCTACCAGCACCGACCTGTTGACCATAGGTCTAGCCCATCCGCCACTGAAGTGGTAGAGTCCAGCAGGAATAAACCGAAATGGTTTTTCCCCGCCGAGACTACCCCTTATTTGTTTTGCTTTTACTTGTGCTATCATAAATTCTCCTCGGTTTCTGTTGGTTTGTCCGCATTTAGGGATGCTTGGTAGCTGTCTATCTCTTGTTGCGTCCATCCATAGAATGGGTTGGAGTTCAGACCGCGACGATGCTCGTTGTCGATGGTTTGCCGCAATTCGCGGTAATGTTCCTCGCAGATTTCAGTCATGTATTCTCTGTCGAATTCGGTCATAGCGTCTTTCCTTTCGATGGTATTTGTGTTTCGTTTGGGTTACAAGAGAGGTGCGACCATCCGCAAACCCTCCATGCGATTTTGCTACGATAACGCATCCCGCCAGAGGTATAGTTATTTGTCCTATAAGTATGGAAGTGCGCCCGCAACATTTGCGGGCTGATTACTTTTCCGCAAACAGAACAGTCGTAATAACTGTTGCTTGTACGAATGTCAGTTGTCTGCATTCCAAGTCGCAATCTTTTCATATGTTGGTATCCAGTTTTTCAATTAGGTATTTGATTGCATAGGTGAATTCATCGTAGTCCAGATACAACTGGTGGATGAATTCGTTTTCTGGTTTTTCCAATTCATCTAGATAGTTTGCGTATCTTTCGGATGCTTTAACATGAAGCTCGCCAATCCTTTCAAGAATGGCCCGCTTTGTATGGCAACGATGGACGTTGCGTTCTTCGTGCTCTTGGACAATCGATCCAATGTCCCTGCATTTGTCTGTTGGTTGCATGGTTTTCATGTGGTTTATTCGGAGAGGATTCTCCCTGCTATCCCCTGCCCGAATTGACGGGGGGACAGACGGGACAACCCTAGTTTTCCGTTTCGAGTTGTCTAACGCATTCTTCTACCATTTCGGAATAACAGGAACCATTTCGGAAATCTTCCTCATCTTGATAGTTGCAGCAACCAAGATATTCCGAAACTTCATTTCCTTGATCGTCACGAACTGTCACTTTCGCGGTGAACCATGCGTAGATGTCTCCAGATTCAAGACGGGCAAAGATTTCATCTTCTACTTCCTTGTCTAGTTGGTCATCACCAGATGCAAGAGCATTCCCTCTGACACTGGTATCTTCAGGCAAAGCCTCGAAAATCACCTTGTATTGCGGTTTGTTTTTCATGGACGGATTATTTTACAAGGTTGCTTTGTCTGCGAGATGCTCGCTGATTTCGCCGCTTTTCGCCAGAGCATCAATCCAATCGACAAATGCCGTGCGCGTATCGGCGTTGTACATTTTTCCATCACCCGAATAATCGGTGATTTGTTTACGGGAAATTCCTGCGATTCCCTTGTGATCCTGCCAGAATCTGGCGCGGAGCTGCTTTTGTGTTGTCATGGTATGTGTTGTGTTTTGTGGTTTTTCTCATTCCTCCCCTTGTCACCTAGACAAGATTCGGTCTGATAAAAGTAAAAATAGATCGGAAAGAAGGATTGTCAACTGGTTTTTTTTAAAAAAGATTGCGATCAAATCCCGAAAGAAAATTCCCCATGTTACCATATGCCGCCCCTTGTCACCTTGTCGCGCAGGATTGGCGTCACGTTGTGGGATGCGACCATTGCAGGAAGGGAAAGAAAACGTCTTGCAGGGGCGTTTAAAACGCAAAAATAGGGGGCGAGAATTGAACTCTGCCCCCGATTGTCACTATACGACCGCAAAAATAATCGCCACCATTATCAGGTAGGCCACCGCGAAACACGCGACAAGTCCCCCGACAAGCTGGAGCGAAATTTGCAAGGCGGAATCCCCTTGCCCGTTTTCGTTTTGGTTTTTCATGATGTTTTGATGGGTTTCCCCGTGCTGGCCTCGCCTAAACGAGACCAGTGGCGGGAAAGCCTAGTGAACGCCTATCGCGATGGGAACACCGCGAAACTTTTCTGATCCGCAGGCGTGGCCTTGAGGCGTACAATCGCCACATTTACCAGAACAGACAAAAACGCGCCTTCCCGCGCTTTCGCGAACGTCACGCGCATAATCCGCGAATCCCGCGTTCCGCTTTGATTGGTAGGCGTTCCCGTGGTCGCGGGCGGTAGAAACCGCGATAAACTCCCCACGCGCAATAGGGAGACGGGAAACAGCTTGTTTCTCCTCTTCTGTACCATTCCCCCCGCTGGAAAGATTCAACAGGTAATTTTTAGGGAATGGCAAGTTCGAATCCGCATAATCTAGAAGCAAGCGCCAGCTTTTTGAATAGCCGTAGACCTGAAGATCGGGACGGGCGTTGCAAAGTCTGAACCAAAACGCCAGAATTTCCGGTGATGCAAAATCCCCATCCACATACAGGCGAATAGTCGCTCCCCTTGGAAGCTTCATCCACGCCGCAACAATCTCGTCGCGGCCTTCTTTCGAGCGTAACCGGAGACTGTTAATCAATTGGCGCAGGAATGCGGCAGGATAACGCCACGCCTTAAAGGAATAACAGAATCCCCCAAGAAGATCGCCATTCGGTCCGTAAAGGCATGATCCGGCTTGTGGGCAGTCGATGCCCGCCAAGGAAGAAAAAGCGTAGAAAGGCAATTTCCCGTTGCCGTTGGCGAATATTTCAGGAAGCTGTCCCGCTTCCAACCTTTCCAAAGCTTTCCTCCAACCTTTTCCTCCTTCCTTGGCCTTTGAATTAGTGGCGCACCAAAGCGCACGTTCCGCGAACAATGGCTTGATTGGTTCCGTGCTCCCCGCCGCAATACAGGCAGCGGCCCCCGAATAAAGGGAGAGCATGAATTCCTTGCCTGCCTTTTTGGCAGTGTGCTTTGCTTTGCGTGTGGTTTTTTTCATTAGTGGCAAACTCCTTTCGAGTAATCGATAGAAGGGAATTCGGGCATATCCGCGACCAGTTTGCCAAGCCAAGGCTCAAACGGGCGCGAAGCAATGCCGATTGCAATCGGTCCCAGATCATAGCTTTCCGACGACATAGCGGAAACGCGAAGCTTTCCATTCCTTGCACAAGTAAAATCCCATGCAAGAGACTTTAGCTTATCTTTCAGACGGGGATCACTGATGGCCGAGAGTGCGATCACAATCGCCTCGGTTGTGGTCTTTCCCGTAAAGGATACGGGACGATAGTCGCCAAAAAAGGCGAATGTGACGTGTGCTTTGTTTTGTTTTGTTTTCATGTGCGTGTATGGGTTTTTTGTGGTGAGGCGTTGCGCCCCGTCCCGCCCCCGAATGAATCGGGAGCGGTTGCGGGAATCAATCGCGTGACAGTCTGGCCTTGATAACTTTGGCCGCGCATTTTGGGCAGGTAGGCAAGCCGTTTTGGTCTTCTATTGAAGAATCCCAACAAAGGAATTCCCCTTTGATCCCGCAGGCAATACGACCGTTAATGGCTGCATGAGTGTGAAATGCCCAATCGCCCCTGCCAAACCGGGGAGATTCATCCGCGTTCCCCCCTACGGGATATATTTCTATTTTCCTCATGAGTTAGTCTTGAAAGAAGAATGCGATCAATAGACCGAATCCGGCTAAGGTTGGAATGACTAGCAGACAAAGAATCTCTAGTCCCGTTTGAATTATTTCGTGCATGCTCATAACGAAGAGGAAAATATAGCGGCGCGAGAGAAGGGCAAGGGATTTTTTTCAAATAGGAAAAAAAGATTAAAGCGGGGAACGATGAAATTGTGCGCTAGGGAATTTCATTCTGAAATGAAAACTCATCCGGCGAACAGGCGAGAAACCTAACGAATCAAGATATCATGATATGATGATATGTTACGCCATGAAAAAAACATTTGCTTTTTCCTGCGAGTCGATTAACTTGGGCAACGTATGGCAACACCTACACAAAACACCACGGGCGCGGGAGAAATTGCCGCGCAAGACTACAAAACAAAATATTCCGATTTGCTTGCTAGGCATTTTGAGCGCGAAGCATTATTGCAGGATCTTGCCGCATTCGTTTCGGATTTTGGAAATGACGTTTCCGTGCCGATTGAAAAGCGGTTGACCATGATCCGCACCACAATCGCGCATGACGTTGCAGGGATCCTTTCGGAAGATCCTCATTTCCTTCCCCGTTGCAGCGGGTGGGGGGACGCTGGCAAGTAAGCTTCCCCGCTCCCCTCTCAAAACCCCGTCAGGCGAAAGCTTGGCGGGGTTTTCTTTTGTCCTAGTGGCAAGGGGTGAATGTTTTCTTTCGGGCTTTCACCCTCCATTCTCCCGTCCCCGTGTTCCCTAGCGTTGCCCGTGGTTTGCGCTTGGCATGGGGCGTGGGCTTTCTCTGTTGGTTCCCCAATACCAACACCGCGCCGCATAAATAAAAACGCGGCAGATGGCCGTATAAGCGCATAATCATATATCAGGTATAGGCTTTATCCTGTAGGCTACAGAGACGGAGGACCAGCGCATCACAATGATAACACACTCTCAACCGGAGGACAGGCCGCGAACGCGCAGCGTGAGCCAGAAACCCTGACCACCCACCCCACGGGTCTCCCCCCTACCCTTCGCCTGCGGGCGACGGCGGCGTTGGAAAACACCCCCTCTCGAAAATTTTCCCCCCAAATGTAAATCCAATAATGTCCTATCACTCCATCGAACCCACAAGCCCAGTCTGTGAGTTGGCCGATCCTCTTGTCACAAAAAGTAGTGAGTATTTGTTATGCGCCGTATTTACCTACCCCCACCCACCCCGTGTCCTTCTCTTTTTGGAGACCCCCTACCCCCTTGTTTGAAGTGATCCCTAGTTCAGATATTTTTCTCTGTCTATGTTTCGGGGTTTAGATGTGATATCGTGTTATCATCACTTTGTGCAATAGTTTAAGCCAAATTTGAACTATTGATGATTTTCTACTCAGAATTCTTGATTTTGCTGAATCCTATGACCTTAGTTCCGTCTAGGGGATGGCGTCCTTTGAGGTGGGGAACGTTGAGATCTATGCGCCCCCTGAGGGGCTTGCCAAACTCCTTGATGGCTTGTTTGTCCTGCATGGTGCGGTCTTGCCATACCCCTTCGATGGTTTTGCCGTTTTGGAGGTCGAATCTTACCCTATCTAGTGGCTTGATTCCCTCTTTCTTGAACATTTGTTCGATATCTGGGCTTACCGCTATCCCCTCATTGGTTAGCTTGTTGTCCCATGCTCCTAGCCCCATTTTGCTGTTGGTGTCTGGTAGTTCCTCTGTTTGGTAGTTGTAGGAGGTGATTTTACCTATGGGTTCGGGGTTGGAGGCAACCTTTGGAGTCTGGACCGACTTACGGATAGTGATTGTTGGCTCTGTAATGGGGCTGGCAATCGTCGATGGGAAGGCTGGGGTAGATGATGGCTGTTCCTCTGGAAAGAGGTCTCCAATCGTGTTTTTGAGCATTGTTGCGGCGTCTGCTATTAGTCCCATAAGTTCTTTTACCATTAAAGCCCGAAAGCTTCAATCGTATATCTAAGTGGATCGCCTTCTATTGATTTAACCAAATCAATCATCTGGTAGGCTACGTCTCTGATTTCTACCTGTGCATAGGGAGAATTGCGCAGACGTTGGAAGTTGACGAAGGAACGGAAGTTGAACATCACATCCGCTTGAATTTGGCTGTTGTAACTCTTGAAGTACCTAGCACTTTCTTTGGCTCGCTTCCTGTCAAACCCCGCCGCAACCAGATCTGTAATACACTGGTGGTACATCCTATCTCCCTCTCTGTTGTGGTTGATTAGTCTCTCTTTCCAGTAGTCGGGCCAGTCTTGGGGGATGTAGTTGTTATCCGATCTTAGCTCTTTGTATCGGGCTGATTCGGCGTTGATGGATGCTATCCTATGTTTTAAGAGATGGATATGGGTGGCGATGTCTGTCGTTACGAGGAAGTGGAGTACGGTCTTCTCAAATGGAGTCTCATGGCCATTGGAGGCTAGATCCCTGAGCAGCTTACCTATCCTGCCCCTCTTCTCATCTGTGAGTTCTCTGGAGGTGGACGTCCAAGCCGAACAGGCATTAACCTCATCCCCTCCGTACCAGCCGATAAGTTCTACTGTGTTATTCATGTGATTCTTTGATAATGTTCCATTACCATCTTTTAAGGGTAATGGCGTAGAACTTATCCTAGTCTTTGTTTGTTTCGGGGTTGGGCCAATCTTCAATCGGGCCTAGAGATATAGGCTGGTTAAGTATATAGGGCTGTTGGTGGGACTTTCTGCTTCGGGATTTGCGCTTGTAGCCAACAAGACACAGGTTGTCTCCTATGGCTCTGTAAATAGGAAGAAGTCTTCCGTCCTTGAGCAGTTTGTTGATCTTTGGATTATTCATTCTTGGTTTTGATTGATGCTTCGCTGGATTGCTATCTATTTTTGTTCCTATTTGTTTAGCTCTCATGATTTGTTTCTTTCAGCCGCTCAAACTTGGCAATGACCTCTTCTCCGCTATCAAGGTGAGACCATGACCATTCGTCGTGATAATCTTTTGCGTATTGAGACAGCTTTTGCGCGCATGCGCGCCATTCATTGCGCTCACGTTCTAGCTTGCGGGCAAAATTAGCCGTAACAAGTTGCTGCTCTATGGCGAATTCGCCGCCTTGTATCCCGAACCTGACGACCGCCTCCACGCTTTTTAGGACTTCCTTGTCTGTCTCTGGTGTGTCGCTCATTCCGCTTCTCCTTTCAGCTTCCTAAAATCGACAAGTGCATTTTGACTTGGCCCGTGTAACCGTCGATTGTCCCACCACCAATGCAGTTGCGCTGCCAATCTCTCCGCACACTCGCGCCATTGCTCGCGCTCGCGTTTGTATCGTGCTGCCAACTCCATAGCCACTCGGAAGCACTCCCTTGCCTCGTCACGCTCACGCTCCAGCTTTCGGGCGAAATCAGAAATAACAATCATTCCACCTTGACCGTCAATGCCATCAAACTCTGCTTCGTCTGTTTCCGGTGTTGCGCTCATGATTCTGGATTGTTGACGTAGTCTTTCAGATCTTCAATCGGACGTAAATCCTCATGTGGAACAAAATAACAGATTGGCTCCCTGTTGTATAAATACATCTCCTGTTTGGCTTCACTGGCTTTGATCCAGCCTTTGATTTCATAGGTCGGGCATTTGCCAGTTACCGATACCACAAATCCATCATCATCTGGGCGAATCTTCAAATCCTTTCTTGATGACCAACGTATCTCAAGATTTGTGTTAACAACATCCGCCACATGGAATGTGTTGACCCCGAATCCCCAGTAGATATTCAGGTATTTGCAGACAGCAAGCTCCGCATGGGCGCTTTCGATATGGAACCCCCAAAGCTCTCCTGTGACTTTCTCTGGGAACCTTGGCTTACGTTTTCTGTATGATGCTTCGGCGTTTCGGCGCATACCGACATACCCAGCCACCAACACCTCATTTGCGTTGAGATCTATCGTCATGGATGGATTAGACATACCACTTCGTCATTCGTTCAAAAAAAAGACGGGGGATTTCTCCCCCGCTTTTTGCTACCGACCCAAACGGCGTTTGGCCCAGCGGAACAATCCGCGCAATGCCCATGCAACATCACGCAAATCCTGCCGCTGTATAAAGCCAATTCCTCCATAGGGGCCGTAGACAATACCCGATTGTAGTGTATACCACATATCACTTCACCCCCTTTCAAAGAACAGGAGATGATAGTACCACCAAACAATGCTAGACGCTATTGTTTTTCGACAGCAGATGGTAGTTGCATGCCATCCACTTCATGGCTTGGATATCGTTACCGACTTCACTAGCCGTCACGCAATTATCACTGACAACTCCGTATTCTTGCAGCAAGTTCATTACTTGCTTCTCGTCATCCTCGCGGATCGTGATCCACTCCTTGAGTTTGTTTTTCATTTTGGATTGATGGAATCTTTGATGACCTTTAGCAACACAACAACTATTCCAATCCAGAAGATGTAGCTTATCGTGTAGTCAACCATTGAAATACATCCACAATCCCAATTGTCGCAAAGAACCAGACGATGCAGGAAAATACAAAGGTTGCAACTAGGAATAACCTGCTCATTGTCTGGCTACGATCAGAAATCCGATATTGGCAATGGAGTAGCCTCCAAAGGTGATAGCCATAGGGACATTCCCCTTGATGTAGAAATCAACTGCCGTGGCGACATAACACGCTGTACAGATGGCTATACCTATGAAGCCCATCAGATCCTACCAATCAGGATCTTCGTTGGTCTCTTGCTTCTTGTTCTTCGGGACATACGGAGGCCCGAATTTCAAGCTGAGATACTTGGCCCCCTTCTGGCTTGTTTGCTGCCAGATGGAAACCTCATACTCTTTACCCCCCACCATCACAGGCCCGCTAAACTTGGGAGCCTTGGGGTTGTCGCTTTGGCGCGGAAACGCTGCTCCGCTGTTGTCTTTCTTTTCGCTCATTTTTTCTTTTTCTTTGCTAATGAAGGCCGCTTGGTTTTGCGCTTGTTACCAGCCTTCTTGGTAGCGAGCGGGGTTTTCTGAACGGGGCTGTATGCCCCAGTAGAAATCTTCATGTAGCCCAAAGTTGTCATCTCGTTCTGGAGTCTTTCAATGACAAGGCGCAGTGCTTCGGTTGCTTCGGGCGTGAGATGGAAGTCTATTACGGCGTCTCCTTTAACGATGAAGAAGCTGCAAATTCCCTTATTGTAGAGACCCCAGATACGGCGGTACTCGTCAATGGTGGCTAGGTAAGCTGGACTATTCATTGGATTCGGCATCAAACGGGGATTCGCCATTGATTGCGTTGTAGATGTTGGCAATATCTGCATTTGTGATGGCAACATCAACCTCTTCTTTTTTCAAATTTATTGCACGAACAAGAACGCCTTGTGGTAAAATTTTGACGCTTTCGCCAAAAAAAGCGTTTTCAATTCGCTTCTTATCTTCTTCGTTTATCGGTATTTTGTTTTGTTCTTCGCTCATAAATTAGTGGGCATTGGTTGCGTAGCGGACAAATGTGAAGCCGTCTACAAAGGTATGCTCAAGTGGCACTGGCTCTTTGTCAACCCTCCAAAGAAAATAAATAAGAGCATCACCTGTCCGCTCTTGGGTGATGTAGCCTTCTTCTTGCTGTTCAAAATGGCTATACTCCACCCATCCCGAAACGGATTCAAAGACTTTTGCGAGTCCTTCGCTCATGGTTAATATAGACAGATAAGCCTACAATTCGTTCAAAGTCAAATAAAAATAGTTGTAACTCCTGCTTCATCAAGCATTTGCAAAGCAGCCTTAAACGAGCTTTCCCACCTTTCATTGTAGCTGTATGGGCAATAGACCTCCTTGATCCCGCTTTGAATGATAGCCCCCGCGCACTGGGCGCAGGGTTGGAATGGGTGGATAAAGATAGAGTAGCCAGCTAGAGGCTCTTTAGCCGCCAGAATAGCGTTGAGTTCGGCGTGTAGAGTAAACAACAGTTTTGTACTTCTGTTGTTAATCCTATCTATTGAATCATCCACACCACGGGGAAAGCCATTGAATCCTACAGAGGCAACCGTTCTATCAGGACGAACAATCACGGCCCCGACTTGGGTTCCGTCCTTGCTCCAACTAGCCACCTCTTTGGCCAACCCGCCAAACCTAGCAATCCATTTAGCGTTCATTCTACTTCAAATCCGCTTTCTTTGAGTTTTTTGACAATTGCCGCATTTACGGCGAGCTTGGTTTTTTTGTCATACTCGTCTTTAGCCCTCCACATTTTCACTTCTGCTATCAGAGTGGACAGAATAAGCAAAGGAGGCTCCCCGTCATAGATGGCCATGTCGTTAAGCATCGCCACAATGGGGTCTGTAGCTACAGGTGCTGGGATGGAATCGCTATCTCCTAGTAGATCAATCATAGTATAGTCCTGTCAGTTTTGGTGGAGGATTCAATGCGGTAGCCAAAGATACCAGCTTTTTGGGCATCCTGTCCCAGACTTTGGTTGTTTCATAGCTCTTCTTGCACCACTTGCGGTTGGCTAGTGTCCAATGGTAGCCTATGACGTAGGCGTTAGCCATCTGGGCGTATTGTTTCAAATCTACAGGGAGTTTGTTTCGGGCTATCTTTCGCAGACTTCGTTTCTCGCAGTCCCACTCAAGTTCCACCACTTGGAGTATATACTTTTCGATGTGGTCAACCCTCTTTCCAGCCAACCACTCATCCACCTTTCCGAGAGCTTCCTCCTTGGATTCATGCCACTTGGGTCTTTGGAGTTGCTGGTCGAGGTGGCAGGTTTCATGGACAAATACATCAATCCAAGTCGATAGCGGACGTTTGGTGGCTATGCGAAGTTCCTTGTCATCCGCCCATCCTACAGATGTGGCTTTGCCTGTAATGAGGTGTTTTTGGGGGACAAAGGACAGTTTGAACTGTCTATACTTCAGGATCGACCGACCTAGAAAGTTGATGGTAGCTTGATCCATGGATGGTAGAGGTTACTCTTCCCCATCTTCGACATCAAGTTCTTCCGTTTGTTCAAATAATTTTCTGATAGGATTGTCGCAGAATCCTTCTTCCTGTTCTGGAAATGGCATCAGAACACCTGTATCATCGTGGCGGATAAGTAGATCTTTATCAAATTGATCCTGTGTCACGAAACAACTCTATCAACGTCTCTTCTTCCTCGCGAGTTTTTTCTTGGCGGATCTCAAGCGCAATATCTTGTTCTCGGTCATCGACCAAGAGTCCAACATAGCGGAGACAGTCAACGAGGTATTTCTGCCCTGCGTTGCAGGGATCGACCAGTCGCTTCCTAAAGATCGTAATGCGGACAAGAATGCGGCCTGTATGCGTTTTTTCTCCGCCAGCCTTCCCCACGGCCCCATGCTGAACAGGCGATTTAGACTCGCCGTTACGGCTTTTACCTTTAGTTGGAAGAACGGCTTTTCTTCCCACTGATCTTTTCTTGATGATATCAGAACGCTCATAGACCCCCTTGCTTACTTCCACATAGCCCTTTGGAATAGAACTACCCATTTAAACTGGAGTCAATCTTGTGATTAATGGCTGCAAGGAGATCATCCGCTGGCTCTTTAACCATGGACTCGTTCCATTCATTGATTGAGTAAAAGATTTCAGAAAGAACCTGTTTATATCGATCTCTTTCTTTTTCTGCCTTCTCAAGCAATACCTCAGTAATCCCAGATGGTTGGTTGATGGTTGTGCTGTAGATTCGTCCTACTGTCATATTCTTACTCATTGTTGTATACCAGTTGTAGAAGTTGCGCCACAAGATCTCCTGCGTCAATACGAAGTTTTGCTAGGTCTTCAAGATTGTCCCTTATGTGCATGAATACCATTCTGTTGCTTCGGGCTTTTTCCAAGTGATCGTAGTAGTAGGCGAGACAAGCATCCCCACCACCGCCATGGTCGAAGAACCGAGACGGGTCTCCTCCAGCGTTATCCAGTTCTCCCTTGGATTCCAGCAAAGCCCGAACCGTCATCACGTTGATTGGATTACCGCTATCTGCAAGTTTCTTGATGGCCCGATAGACCAACTGATGGTCTGGGTAGAAGAAGTGGGACTCGGTAAGATTGACCGATAGTGGGTTGGCTTCAGTCAACATACAAGCCAATGCCGCCTTCTCCGAAGTCTCATTCTTCGGGGCCAATGGCCATTCTTGACTTACTTGTCCCATCCTTCTTTCAGATGACCGAAGTCCCGTGGTTCAGTAACTTCGCGTTCTTCTCCGCAAATATCACACTTACCAACGTGATAGGTGGCTCCGTAAGGATTCCCCTCTGGGTGTTTGCCGTGAACTCTGCCGCATGATCCACAGATCCAGTCTGGGTACTTTTTCTTGAAGATGGAATCGTAGTTGTCCCGATACCTAGTCCAGTTGCGGGTTCTTGACCTGCTTCCCTTTCCGTTGACAGTCATTTGATGATTCCCTCCTGACGCGCCATGGCTTCAACTTGACCTACAAACTCCTTGGTGCAGAGAAACTGTTTGGCTACAAGCTCAAGCGGCATTTCGGGATTGGCCATGATATAGCCCAAAATTTTGAATGCCCTACCTCCGTTGTGAAGCCTGTTGCGAACAGTCGGCTTGCGGCCTTTTATAATTCCGTGGGCCTTCAGCGATTTGTTGACGATATGGTAGCTAACGTTGCAGCGTTTACACATTTCCTCTGAAGACAGCCATCCATCCTTGAGAACTTCGGCCAGCACCTCTTTTGGCAAAATGCTGGATTTCTTGAGCGGCTTTGCCCCATTGCGCCGAAGCAAGGCTCGGACGGTTACTTTGTTCATCCGATACTTTTCGCTGATTTGCGAAACGGTGAGATTGCGGCTATCCCAAAGGATGGCGTCTGTTTTTTCTTTCGATGTGAATTTACCCATAGAGCAGTTTAGACCACACAACCTAGCTGGCGTTCAATCTTGGTCAATAGATTTTGGATTGTGCACAAATACTAGTTTCGGCCTTAGATTTTCGGTGTCCCATACCCGCCTGCCTGTCCAAGAGTCGGTGCCGTTACCCGCAATCCGTTTGCATGTATATCCCTTGGTTTGTCCTA